TCCATGGCCTGGGATTCGGCGGTGCCAGCACCCAGGTTGATGGTGGGGCTAAAGTTGTAGTTAGTCTGGCCGCCACCGCCCATCGCTGCCCCTGCAGCAAATACCCTGGCCTGGTCTGGGCGTAGGATAAATTCACTGCTATTGGCGATAACTGGCTTAGCGCCTGGCGGAGCGCTGGCCTGCTCCTGGCCGATAGCCCCTAGCAAGCCACCAAAGGCAACCGGCAGCTGGCCCCCGGCCCGGCTAAACGCAGCAGCACCAGGGATATTGCTAAGGGCAGAACCGATGGCAGAACCAACAGGTCGGGCGACTCCGCCTAGTCCTGGGATGATCTCTAGAACCTTATTTTTGACTTCGTTGAACAATTGCCTGAAAGCGCCAACGACACTAGCGTGAGCGTTAACCAAGAAGTCCTCAACAGCCGTGATTAACCTTGGGGTCCGAGCCTGCAACTCCTGGATTAACTGAGAAAACAAGCCAGTTATCAGGGCTGGCACCAGGTTAATGATCGTCAGCGCAGCCTGTAATAACTGGCCCCAGTTTATGTTGACAGCCGCTGCGGATAGGAAGTTGAAGAAGGCGGTGAGCATCCCCAGCATCAGAAGTGGCAGTCCTGCCATAATCAACCCCCAGTTAACGCCGGTCAAAGCACGGTATAGGAAGTCAAATATCCTGAAGGTAAACTCAACCAATTTTGAGGTAAGACTGGCTATATCCAAATTAGCCAGTAGCTGGGTAAGTCGGTTAATGATAGCCGCCACAAGTTCTCCGGCCAGAGATGGAAGATCGCTGATGCTAATTCTGGGAAGCTGGATATTAACGCCCTCGATCAGGCCCTTAAACAGCCCTGAGGCTAACTCGCTCAATAAAGATAGGGCAGAGTTAAGTAAAGCGCCATAGTCAAGGGTAGAAACAAACTTAACCCGCTGCACAATTAATCCATTAACAATCCGCCCGATCTGAGTTGAAACATCCCTCCAGTCAACTTCATCAATAGCCTCAATTACTCCATTAAAAATGCTGGCCAGTAGTTCGCCAATGGGTGCCTGCTGCATGAAATTCGCAGCCCCAGTCAGCACCCTGCCAATACCCTCGGCGGCACTACCCAATAAATCCCCCAAGAATCCAGCCACATTGTCGCGGATAGTCCCCAAGTTGCTGAGCACCACATCCCGTAGGTTGGCCCCATTCTCGATCAAGGCTGCGAAGTTAAATACAAAGTCACTAACTGCCTGGATGCCGGTATTAATGCGGTTAAAGGCACCCTGGAGTGCTTTCATTGGGTCCATATTGTTGAGTCCTAGCACCGTCCCTAGGGCAGCAATAGGCCCCTTGGTGCCAAACAGGCCCTCCTCCCCGATCAGCGACTTGATTACCTCGTTGTAGGCACTGAAGGCGCTCTGGGTGCCCTTCATCTGGTCGTCCAGGTCACGCATTACCCCAAAAATGCCGCCACTAGGGTCAAACAACACTGACTTGAAGCCTTGGATCAAGCCATCAACCGACTCGCCAGCTTGTTTCTTGAAGTCTTCGGTGATAAATTTCTTGCCGACCTGCTCGATCAGCTTCACCCGAGTCTTAATATCAAGATCTGATAGCGTCTCAACACCTAATTCTTGTAGCTTTTTCTCAATTTCATTGAGGATGACCGGGTTCTGTTCAAAAAACATGTTGGTGCGCAACCCAGCCACGCTAGCGCCACTTAACGCCTTAGTCAGGCCCATGGCCGTATTGCCGACCTGCTTAGTACTGGACGCCGTCAATGCCCCGAACGACTCAGAGATACTCGTCACGGTATCTTCAAAGCCCTGTAGGTCCACTTCGCCATCAAGGCCCCTAAAGGCTTCCAGCACATTGTCCTGAATGCTTGTCGCCAGGTTCTTATACTCCTGGGTGGCCCCGGGCAGGGTAGCGGCTGACTTGGCCAGGCGGTTGTTAAGGCTTTCGATGACCGTTACAGCCTCTTCATAGCTTTTGCCGGTCAGGCTGGCAAAGGTGGTGGCAGCATTGATCTGCTCTAGCTGTAGCTGATTGGCCTGGTTGATCGCCCCGGTGATGCTCTGGGCCGCCTCCTGTGCCTTGCCAATGGCAAAGTTAAAGCCCTGGGTGAGTAGGTTGGCCTTGAAGACTGCCCCGGTCAATGACTCGGTGACGCCCTTATTCACCTGCTGACCAACGCCATCAAAGGTGCCACGGATCTGCTGGCCCAGCCGCTTGATCGGCCCACTGGCAAAGTCCTGGGCGCTGATCTTGATAAACAGGTTGGATACGAGCCCTTGCATCACCTACGCCTCATGGATCGGTTCTCCGCCTCAACTGCCGCATTGTGGATGGCGATAGCCCGATACAGCCGCAGGATAGGCATTTCCTCATACATTGGCAGGCTGGCAAAGCTACGGCCACTCAGGTGGTAGACCGTCTCTAGGAATCGGTCGTCGTCGTAGTCGATGACGCCGCCAAAAAAGGGGCCATCGCCTCTGATATTAAGGCGAAGTCACCAATGCTTAGTTCCTCTAGCTGCACCAGGTTGATGTCACTTTGCTCCCCATAGCGAATGCAGCAGCGGGCGGCCAGGCGTAGGGCTAGCTCTACCTCATCATCGAGGGGTATGTTCTCCTGGCGCATGGTGCGCCGGATGCCGCGGATGTCGCCCACCGTTGGGCCACGGAACCCGATCACCTTGCCATTGGATAGCGTTACCTGCCCGGCCCCGTCGTCGTCAGTCAGTCGTTGTAGTTTCATCAGCCACGGCTCCAGTCATTGGCCCGGCCAGCCAGGGTAAGCATGGATACGTCTTGGCTTTTCTTGTCCGACTCGGCCAGGGTGAACCGGGTTGGCATGAAGCCGTAGATGATAAAGGGAGCGCCAATGTTAACCGGATCTGGGGCATACTCAACCGGCTGGACAGTCAGCGTATAGCCACGGGCATTAACATCAGCGCCACGACGTAGCCTAAAGTTTTTCCATAGGGTAATAATTTCGTCATCCGTCTCGGGCTCATAGGCCTTGGTTAGCCCGATCTCGGCGATAGAGCGAGGCCCTAGAAGCGGGTAGATGCGATTGCTGAAACCATCAGAATATTCTGAAGTCTGGGTACTGTCGTCAATACCCGAAAACGTCTCAAAATAACAGGTCAAGTCCTGCATTGTTACCAAGAACTGGTTCTTGGCGATAGGGTTAATTCGTGGCATGGCAGTACGTCAGGGTTACTGCTCTTAGTGTGCCCAGGCCTAGCTAGTCCGTTCTACCACCTGATCAATCGCTACCCGAATGACGCCGACGAAGATGCGCTCAGCGGTTGGGCTGGGGGCCACATAGCTATCAATGCGGATGATGCCATCCTCCAGGTCGAGGGCTGGGTTGTTGGTCCGGTCGCAAATGTTCAGAAACGCATCGGCAGGCGTTGCGCCAAAGAATGCACCACCCGACCAAAACCGATAGGCCACCAGGTCGGCGGTTTCTTTGATGCGGTTGAACAGTACGCCCTGGCCGTCGATCACCGAGAACAGGATCTTGCCATTGGTCAGCGCTGTGTACAACGTCCGGGCATAGACATTGAGGATAACCCGGGTATTGATAAACCGATAGTAGGGGCTAACGCTACGGGTTCTGGCTCCGTAGACGACAATGCCAAGGCCCTTGAGGTTTTTCACCACATTGATCTGGTTGGCATTGAGGTCAGCGTGTTCGCTACGGCTTAGCTTGACCCGTACATCCGCCACACCCCGCAGCGGGAACTGGGGGCCTGCTGGGGGCTGGTTGAAGCCTTGGCTAGCATAGCGGCGCAGTGCAACGGTGGCAGCGGCCAGGGCAGGGCTGATGTCATCGTTGTCGGTATCCTTTAGCCATGGGCAATAGTAAGCCAGATGGCCACGGTCGCTGGCGTAGAGCATCCCTTCGGTCTTAAATTCAGCCTTAGTGTCGATGGTGCTGGGCGGGCCACAGTCAGCAAGGGCCATCCAGTCATAGTTCTCGCTAGCCGCCTTGGCTTCTAAGGTATTGGCGATCTGGGTGCGCTCAAACTGTCGGGTAAGGCTATAGAAAGCCTCCGGGCATACCAGGAAACCTTGCTCATCATCTTCGTCAAAGCTATTCTCGATGGCGTAGATGTAGTCCCAATAGTTAGCCGTCGCTGGCGCCGCCACAGCAGCCACCGTCAGGTTAGCGGTTGTCGCTACAGCGGTGAAAGCCGTGGCGGTGGGGTTCTTTTGGCGAATGTAGAACTGGCTATTGGTGAAGACGCTGGCCCCAGCATCATTGATCTCGTATTCAGCCTCGACGGCGGTATTGATGGCGGTGGTGCCATTAATGGCGGTCACCAGGCCGGTGATGATGGTGGTCGCGGTCGGGGTGGGGCTAGCGGGGGCGGTGTAGGTAACAGCGGTGCCATTGATGGTGACGGTGAACGCCCCAGCGGTAGTATTGGTGATGGTGACGGTAGTGACAGGGGCGATGGCCGCCTTGACGTAGTAGAACTGCCCATTGGGCACATTGCGAAAGAAAAAGGCAAGGTTATTTAGGTTGACGGCACTCGAGCTAGTAAAGACATTCTCGAAGTCGTCAACACTGATTACCTGGGTGGGAGTATTGGCGGTGCCACCGGTGGCGGTGCCAACATAGTAGACCCGGTTAAAGGGGGCGATAGTCGCTGGAATAGGCCCCTCAGCGTTTTCGTAGACGTAGACGCCTGGAGCGGTTTGGGTAGCAGCGTTGAGGGCAACCATAGCAGCTTGGGATAGACTGCTTTTAGTGTGCCCAGCCATGGATCCAGGCTAGGGAACCGGATAGTCTAGCTCCTGGTCAAGTACGCTATCCTCCAGGTCGTTAGCCTTGGCCCGACGTAGGCCCACCTTGATTTCTTCCAGCGGGAATGGCTGGCCGGGGACCGGTATCGATGGATCCACAGGCCTAACAGTATCCGGCGTGCCAGGGGTGCCGGGGGTGCCAGGGATAATTTCTACCAGGCCAACATCGGCCAGGTGCTGCACGATGTCGGAGTAGACCAGCACTGACAGACTCCAGGTTTGGTTATAGGTGTAAATGCCCTCAGATAGGCCGGTGAAGGACTCTGATACCAGCGCCATGGGTTCAAAGTTGACGATGCGGTTAAGCCCCTCCAGTTCACCAGTATAGGCCGGGCTGTAGCCGCTCAGGGCTAGCCAGCAACGGTCTAGCACCAGGTAGACGCCGCTGTGGGTGGATAGGTTAATAAATTCTGCCTGGAGTCCCCATTCGATGGTCATCCGCTGGCTGAAGTCACGGCGGATGGAGTCGATGATCTCGGGTGGGTCAAAGCGCCGTCGTTGCATTGAAAAAAATATCTGGCTGCGATAGGGCGCTAGCTCAAATTCGACTGGAGAGGCCGGAAATGCTTGCACATCGACGCCAATAGGTTCCATCGCCAGCCGCAGCCGGTGGATGATGCCTGACTCCAGGGTATGCAGCAACGAGGTAAGCGGCATTAGAAACTTTTCATTCCGTTGTAGGTAAAGACCCGACCGGCACCATTGACGACAAAGGGTCGGTTGGTCCGGCTCTCAGTCGTCGTCACCTCATCAGTGACCGTCAGGCCCAGGCTAACTTTGCCAGCAGCGGCCTCTCTTAGCCACTTGAGCGCATCCTCGTAGCGCAGCCGGTAGTCTTCAGGGGGGCGGTTCTTGGTGAGGGTATAACGGGCAATGTCGAGGCAAATGCGCTTTAGCCGCCTGGGCGGATCGTCCCGCAGGCCAGCAACGTTGTAGCGTTCCTGCAGGTAGCTATCGATCTCATCCGACGCATCCTCCAGCGCTTCGGTCATCCGGTCATTGTCCGGGTTATTGACGGTGGGAGCGTCAATGTTAGCGGTGCGCCGGGCCTCGACGGTGCCAAAGGCCTCAACAAAGTCATCGACGGTGGCATAGGGTTCAGCCATCGCTAGGTTCCTCCATCTGGCTAGGCTGCTCTGGCTTACCCAGGTGGATCGCTAGCTGCTTGGCCAGACTATCACTGAGGCTGATCGTATCCCCAGCTTGATATAGCTGGCCATCGTGCAAGATGGATCCATGGGTGACGGTATATTTTTTCATAGCGACTGGCTTAGTGGGTAAGTACCTTCAGCATTCCCTAGTGCCACAACTCCATCAGGCCACGGACAGCGACCACGACCCAGCCAGCGCTGATCACCGAGGCCCAGGCGGTGGATACCCAGGAGCGATGCCGGCGGCGGATAGCGACCCGGGTGGCCCCGGCAAACAGGAGGCAGGCTGTCATCGCAGCCAGGCCCAGGACAATGTAGACAATAGCCATAGCAGATCCCCATCGTTTTGCTTAGGGTGCCCAGGCAATAAAAAACCCCGGGCTAGCCGGGGTGGGGGTGGGTGGAGTCGGGCTACTCCGCTTCGGCCAGTAGCTGGTCCCGCAGCTGGCTCAGCTCCGCGATCAGGGCCTCCCGGTCAAAGTCCTGGCCACTCTTCAGCAAGGCTGACATGGCCTGTAGCTCAACGATCATCTGGTCTTGGGTCATGGTTCCTCCGTGCTAACTGGCCCTAGCCTACCTTGTCCGCCCAGTGCATGGCCAGCAGGTCGTCTGCGGTCCTGGCCAGGTTGATCCGGGCACCGTCGTTGATAGCCTCAGAGATAGCGCCTAGGTGGTATATGGCCA